GGACCATTAGCACCACTCTTGTCAGAAACATTAGCCCATGTAACTCCAGTAAGTCCTAAAATATTAACTTCTGCTACATTACCAACATTACTTACAGTAACACCTGATCCACTAAAATTAATAGTAGTAGTACTAACAACATTTGTACCTTCATCTTGTACTTCAATACGAGTACCCGCACCGTCTATAACAGCACGACTCATTGATACATTTATATTGCTTGCTGGCTCAATAGTTACCGCTACTGTGTTCTGTGATCCAGTAACTACTAATTGTGTAGTGTTACTTGACTCAACAGAAACATCAGCATTCATTGAAGATGTGACATTTATTTGTTGAGACATTTTAGTTTGTAACTCCGTCTGTTGTTACTAAGAATAGTAAAAAGATTACTTCATCATATGCTGGCTGAGGTCCTATAGCTGGAAATTCAACTTTTAATCTACCTGTATAACATACTGGATCAGTAGCATTGATATTAAATCCTGGATCGTTTTGAATATTATCCCATGTACTTTCATCAATAATCAATGTAAAAGAACCTTCAGGTGCATCAAGATTAGTGATATCTAATTCTATTGTTGGGGTGTTATTGAACAATCCATTATACATTGTCATAGCACCAGTTGTTGCTGATCCACTATATCCAGTCAACGAAAACTTGCCGGGCTGTTCTATACTATCAATAGTATAAATTTGATTTGCTACTACTGCACCCAATACATTTTTGAAGTATACTGGTTGAGTAGCGTACAAGTTATTAACTGTTTCTGTTGATGTTTGAAAAAATTCTGCACCATCAAATTCTGTGATGATACCTATTGCTTCAGGAGCGGGATAGTCTACGATTGTAAAGTTGATACCATTACGACTATCTTCTAAATCTACAATCTGTCTGCGCTTGATTTCAGCAGTAATAGTACAACCGGTTAAGTCTACAGGTGTACCGGTGTTTGTATTCCATCCTGCTGTATTAGCATTGATGCTCCAAACAAAGTTCCAAAAGTCTTTTTGATTGATTACAAGTTGTTGTGCTAAAATCTGTTGGTCAAAGCCCGCGACTTGGTTTAATGTGTATTGGCTAAATTTTGCCATGTTATGCTCCTCTGCTAATCTCGCATGATAACGAACCACTGCTACCTCGCTGTGATTCGTGTGTGATATAATCTATTTATGCTGTTCTAATCCACATGGCGCCTACATTACCTATTGCACCACCCAAAGCTTTGTAGGTACCACTAGGAGTTACTTGTATATTAGATATATTACCGTCGCTACTAATAACCCCTATTATAGGAGTTAATGTTGATGCTACACGAGTTTGTAGACCAACTACTAGTAGGCTTTGTTGAATATTGTATGCTACATTACCTGCACCACCAACAATTCCAGTATTAATATTAGCACTCCATGTTATACCATCAGTAGATGAACGTACATTACCATCATCAGCATTAGAAATTATAAATGTTCCACTAGCATATGCAACACCACTCCATCTAACATTGCCTAATAAAGTCGGAGTACTCCAGGTAGTACCATCATCTGTGGATACAGTTGCCGCACCTCTATAGGTAGATCCGGTATATTCACTTACACCTACCCATTTACCATTACCATATGCAAACTGTCTCCAAAGATAACTACTTGGCAATGTAACGTTGCTCCATGTAGTACCATTATCGCTTGATAATTTTCCAACAGTATTGGCTGCGATATTTGTGGCTAAGAATTTATTATTACCATATGCAATATTCCAATATCCAAATGTATTAGCCCCAATATTACTATTAGCCCATGTAAGACCAAAATCAGTAGATTTAATAAAATTATTACTAGTAGTTTCACTACGTGTTATAATTATGGTACCATTACCATATGCAGAACTTTTTAAACTTAATGTAGTATTAATGTTGTTTGCCGTAGTCCAAGTGGAACCATTATTTGATGAATAGGCAGAACGATTTGATCCACTTTGATATATAACAATATTATTATTAGCCTGTACGACTCCGCTGGCTAAAAAGGGAGTAGTAACATTAGACCATATGATACCAGTTTGAGTTAATGCAATAGTATTGGCTCCGGTAACAGCTAAAATATAATCAGTTCCGGATACCATATTACCAATTGATGGAATATTACTTGAATTAGCAACTGTCCAATTGGCTAAATTTAAACTTGCAGATGTATTAATATTAGATCCAGGTGCTACACCCGTTAGTGATCCATATAATTGTCCTATAAATATATCATTAATAGCAATGTTGGCTACATTACTCCAACCAGTTCCACTAGCGGTAGCAAAGGTTAAATTACCAGTACCATCAGTCTGTACATATTGACCGGCTGATCCGCCATTAAGTTTAACATTACTAATAGTACCCAATGTAAAATTAGCACCGTCGTATGTGGTACCAACAATGCCACCAAAGTTGCCAGCGTCATTAAATTGTATTTGAGTATTAGCTCCACCTGGTGATCCATTACCACCACCTCCACTTTGTGCTGTCCATGTTAAATTACCTGTACCATCTGTCTGCAATACATAACCATTCAATCCATCATATATATGTACATTGGCTACATTTGCAGTAAGAGCATTAGCGCTGGAAGCGACTGGAGTAGTCCAACTTAAACCACCAGATCCATTTGTAGTTAAAACATAATTTGCACTACCTCCGGTAATACTAAGATTACTAACATCGCCCAAAGTTAAATTAGAACCATTATAATCTGTACCAGGCACGCCACCTAAGACGCCGCCATTGTTATATTGTAGTTGTCCACTAGTGCCGTTAACTTGTGCTATACCGCCGGCATAGACACTTAATGATACAGCATTAGGAGTAAATTCTATAGTAGTATTGTCAACTGTAATATTAATATTATTTGGTTGAACAACAAATGTTTGTGTTATTTCACTCATTATTGAAACCTTACTATCATCCCAATTGGTTCACGATTATAATCTACTAGACCACTTAATACATCAGTACGAGTTACCCCTAATGTAACTACTACAATTGTTGTATTGGCTGCACTGTTTGCTAATGTTATAGTTGGAGTAGCATTTGGACTACCTGTACCGCCAGTTAAATTACTTGGTATATAAATATAACCTATACCACTAGCCGCAGTAGTAAAAGTCGCTGTTAAATTAGCACTATATGTACCAGCACCGGTGCTTGGTTGAGGCGTGTCTAATGTTAAATTACCTATATTAATTATTTCAGTAGTATCTGAATAAACAATATTAGCGGCAGTGTAAAATTTAGCACTTGTGTCTAATGTCCAACTTGTACAGTTTATAGCATTACCTGAACTATCTGTAAAGGTAAAGGGCAGTGTATAACTCTCGCCGGTATATATCTCTATGCACGACATTTCTGTTCCAGCAATCGTTACTGTTTTTGATCCGTTTAGTAATAAACTCATTTTGTTGTTTCCTTATTAGTATTTATTGTTTTAATATGGGTTCCAGCCCTTACTAGAGGCTAGACTTCCTTTTACTACTGTTACATTTGCACCTGCAGTTAATACTCGCATGAATATTGCAGCCGAATTCAAATTAACATTAACAGCCCCTGAATAATTTTGACTACGACCAATAACTGTAGGTAAATCAGCATATAATATGTGCGTATCTAAACTATCAGTAGCACATTCATGATATGTACTAGGATCAAATTTTGCTCCAAATACGAACTGCACTATAGTACCATCTGTATCACTGACTACAGTAACACCAGTATTCATAAAATATGTTTGATCGGCTGTTACCGTACCGGTAGTAAAATCGTCATATACAATCTTATACCAATAATCATCTCCATCTTCTAAAATTAGTGTACTAGCTCCCCATGGATTCCATGAACTAGTACTACTAGCACCATAAAATCCATTACCATTTCCAGTACTAGTACTAGTAGATGCTGTAGCTTGAGCCCATGGATAATAATTGGTAGCTGGAATACTAGTGCCAGTTACAATAACTGGGATATTTCTTGTACTAGTGCTGGTTACATTTACTGGATTAACTATAGTAGGACTATTACCCTTAATACTAAAATTAGTACCACCTATATTAGTAGTAACATTTAGATTACTATTAATATTATTAATATTGACTCCACCCTGTCCCGTACCAGGATCATACGTTGTTACTCCAGGTCCTCCCCAAACAAAACTACTACTACTTGCGCTACTACGTCCAACTTGTTGATTACGTGCTGTTGTACTCCAATAATATGTTGCTGGAGGTAAATCATTTACATCTATACTGACGCTTGTGCTTGCTGTATATGGTGTACCATCTGCTTTACTTACAGTTTTATATAGTTTATGTGTTGCAACACTACTACTTGTACCATAATTGAAATCCATATATAATACAGTTCCAGTTAATGAAGTTGTGCTTGTTACCTTAAATGATTTTACATTACCATCAGTTAATGGATTAGTTGCAACTGTAGGAGTGCCCGGGCTACTTAAAATGTTTGGATCAGTTAATCCTGTATTACTTGCTGGAACAAAATCATTGATTGGGTCATCATAATATACAGTTCCATTATACTCAAATGCTGTAATACGTGCACCTAAACTACCATCATCAAGTTTGGCTTCTTGTACTTGACTTACACGGAATAGTTTTCCATCTGGGAACGCCGGTGTGTCCCATCCATAATAATCAAACTTAACACGTATTACATCACCGGCTTGTATCTGTATACCGCTATAATCTAATGTACAGTCAATCGTCAAATCTTCACGACTTTGCAATAATCTACGTATACCAAGATATGTTGATTGTATATAATCATTTACTTGTGGGAACTGAACAGATAACTGATTTGGTGGTTCATTATAACTCATCACTTCAGGAACATAGTCAATTAAATTGATGATGTTGTAATCTGTTTGGTCATTAATATTTGTATTTGGGTACTGAACTTCTAATACATTATAACTACTGTTCAAGTCAATAGGATTGACGTTTATACCACTAATCAATATACTACTATCAACTAAGAATAAATCACCAATAACTGTGCCATCCCAATCGTATGGTTTATTAACAACGATTGTCCATTCGCCAGTTAATTCGCTGTATTGTAACCAACTATCACACGCATCAACTAATTGTTGTAAATTGCTTAAACAGTTTTGTCCTGTATTTACTGGACCATTAATACGATATCTTGCTTGTGTAGCACTGCCTCCACCTACTGGAGTATATGTAATTAACTCATCACTATATGTATCTAACACAGTTAAACTTGCTGTATCTATATCACTAGGTAATATTGCACAGCCATAGCGATCGTTTGTCATGTAATCATACAATACTTCACCTGGCTTAGTTAAACTGTTTGTAAGTTCAACATTCATTGTAGCTAAGTTAGTTGTGCCTGCGTTTGTATCATATACAACTTTAACTACTAAGAATGCTAAGTCAGTCATACTTGCACTTTGTCCACCATCTGTATACAATGCACTATTCCAACGTAAATCTGCAGGAATAGACGCATCACTTAATAATGTTATTGCATTACTACCACCTGTACTGATACCACTACTTGATCCATTAGGGAACTTATAGATATAAATTTTACCATTGACTTTATCATCAACTTGTATTGGATCGCTATTTGTTTCTAATTGTATGACTTTTGCTGTATCTGTTCCATCAAATACAACACGTTTGCCACCCCAATAAATATCACCAAATGTATAACTGCCTGTATCTGTTGTTTCTGCTAATGTGCAAACATACCACATTGTCTTTTGGTCTTCACTGATTTTAGCATCAGTAATGATTGGAGCCATATATGCTGTACCATATACAACTGGGACTTTATTATTTGTGGCTGGTGGAAGTTGAACGCGGCTACCAGCGTCTTGCGTACCACTTGCACTACTATTAGTACGATTACCAATAAGTTTTGTAATGCCAACGGTCAATAATGTGCGAGCCGCAAAGCCCGCAACTGCACCAAATATTCCTCCACCTACTGCCGCACTAACTGCGGCTGCAACTGCTGTAAAAATAGGCATCTGTTATACGCTCCAAGTATGTTCTATTGGCTTAAACCCAAATCTACTATAGTTGAGTTCTTGCCCTTCCATTTGACTAATTGTATAATTACAAATCTTATTCAAATCTTTTAATTCATCACAGTATTCTACATATTCTTTTAGTAATCTGTATCCTGCACTGCTTCCACGATGTTCCGGTTCTACCCAATATGCTATTTCAGTCATAATTGTTTTAGTGTTATCCCAAAGAAATGGGCTACGAACTGCTAGTAACATACCAGTTAACATATTATCTTTTTCGCTTACCAGTGCTATACCTGCACCGGCTAATATCATTGATAAGATACGCAATCCTGTTTCTTCATTGGTTATATCTAAACCCTTAATGTTACCACAGTCATGGTAATTCCATAACATTTGTTTCAATTGAGGTAAATCAAATTTATTTGCTTTTCTTATTTTCATTAAGGTACCTCGGTTATTACACCATAGCTTTGTGTAGTGCTCATGCTCTCTTGTGAGGCTGCACTATTAGTTGCTGCCTTCTTTAATGGAGCTTTACCAAAGTCAAAATCTTGGTCACTGATACTATAAACATTATTCATACTACTATCAGTACTATTGTAATATTGCCAACTTTGTTTGTTTGTTTTACGACCAGCTACACGATTTTCTAATACTTGCTTAAAGCTACTAGCATTTAATGTAACAGTAAAATTATCAATGTTATTTTGGTTATCTAAATCTTCACTAATATTATAACTTGTAATAATGCCCGTAAAGCGTGGTGCATAGTTTGATAGATTGTATGTATTATCATAAAAACCACGTATAATTTCTATTTTGCTACCACGTATCTTACCTTCAGTATCTAATACAGCATAAATGTTATTATTAGGTATACCTGCTAAACTTACGCTTGTATCAGCACTTGTAACACGAATATCACGTTGTTGCACCCCAACTGCTAATAATCCACCTAATGGAGTAAACACATATCCATCAATCGTTTCTTCTTGGTAAGCACTGCTAAATGTATAGATTGTAGTATTTGCACTATTACTTACATCATTATAAATGGTAAGCTTTACAAACTCTGCATTGATAACAAGGCTTTTATTGCCCGCTACTGCTGGTATATTTTCCATTATGCATCTCCCACAAACTCATATAACTGAAACGCATCAGTAAATTCAATCAATGCATTACCAACTAGTACACCATTAGTCTTTTGATAGCCACCTGGTATTAACTTATATGTAGGCATATTGGGACAGAACATTGTAAATTTGCAACTGTTGCCAACTGTAATACCATTACCAACAACATTATCAGTAATAATATTTGGTCTATTTGTTGTAACTGTTACTGTACTACCAGTTCCACGCAATATTTGTGTTGTACTTGTGAATGGATAATAATGTGTACCAATTTGTATCAAATCATTAGGTTCAAATAATACTTTAGTTGATGCTAGTACTGGTAAATTTTGTAGTACAAGTTGATCACCAATAAAACTTTGTACACTTATAGCGTTGCGCTGAGTTGTATTCATTACACCTTGATATCTAAATATCCAATCTAATTTACCATTTTGACTAAATGTAATAACTTCTGGAGTAGTTCTATCTAATGTGTCAAGTGCTTCCATTAAGCTACGTGCTTCATTATAACGATAACTTGTAGGTAATTCTAATGTAAACTTCCATGGATTACAAGTAGGTGTTTGACTTACACGAGGTATCTCATTACGAGTATATTGTATACCTACCATCTTGCGTCTATCTATCATTAGACCATTACTTGCATTAATTATTGATTGTAAACCTGCCATATTATTCCTTATCTGTTACCATATGGTAATTCTTTTTGTGCTAATTGCATTGTACCCAACATTGTTCTACGATTGTCAGCAAAGAAACGAGCAACACTTTGTCCATCTATTGCACTTACATTGTTATTGGTAATATAGTTAACAACACTGTTACTACTTCCACTTGAACCAGAACCTACACTCGCTAATTTATTATTTGGTATGATTGTACCTGCGCTTTTTGGTACAAACAATTCAGGACCTTTCTCACCTACGATACTTGGTTTATTAACTGGTGGATTACCACCTTCAGCGAACCCAAATATGCTACTTAAGAAACCGCCGGCTGCACTAAACAATTTGCTTGCTTGTGCTTTAAGTTCAATTTTAATTAAATCTCTAATAATACTCTTTGCCAAATCACTAAATTTCATTGTAGTACCATCAACAAATCTATCAATGGCTGTGCCCATATTACTCCATACACTATTAACTTGTGATAATGCAACTTGATATGGATCCATGCTACGTGTAATGGCTTCTATTGCTGACTTGGCTCCAGCTATTTCACTTTGACGTAATTGGTCTTGTAATGTTTGCTTTGCTTTAATATTATTAATTTCATTACTATAACGTTCTTTTTCAAGATTTATTAATTCGTTTAGATTGTTGGCTTCCTGAGTTTGACCCTGTTTTGTTGCTTGATCTAATTGTGTTCGTAATTGATTCAATCTATTTGTATTAATAAATTCTTCATTTAATAAATCAATTTTTCGTTGGGCTTGTTCTTCAGTCATTTTACCAACAACCACTGCCTGTTGAATTTCAATTGAACGGGCTTTTTGAGTTGCTGAATTAGCACCATTAATCTGTTCCAATAACATTTTACTGTTATTAACTTGATCTTTAATAATTTGCAATCTAGCCAATTCTTCTGTTTTAAGTTGTTTAGTAACAGCAAGATTATCAATTACTTCTTGTTTTTGTTTTTGTAGTTCAGTAATAACACCTTGATTAGTGCCACGACCTTTGGATCTTTCAACATCAATTTGTTTTGTTAAATCTAATATTTTATTAGCGGCATCTTGTTCTAGTTGTGCGTTTAATCTAATAACATCGGCTTGAGTTTGATCCATACCAATTGTAGTATTGATAATTCGTTGATATTCTTGTGCAGCCTTATTTTGTGCTATCTGTTGTTGTGTAGTTTCTTTTGCTACAGTTAATGCCTGTTTACGTGATTGTAATTCAGCATCACTATACAATTGAGTTTTACGTTTAGGACCTTCAGCGCCCGGACCTGCTCCTGGCTTAATACCTGCTTCAGACGCAGTTTCATTAGTATCACTCATTGCCGCATTAAGAGCAACTATTGCGGCTGTTGCGGCTACTGCGCTGCCGGCTAATACTGCCCATCCTTTAGGCCCCTGCAATGCAGTAATACCGGCTTGTACAACAGCATTGGCTTTTAATACACCATTTAATACTTTTACTGCTGAAATAATACTAGTGATAACACCAACTGTAGAGGCAGCAAATGCAACAGCAAAACTGGCTGCTACAACTTTTAATATCTTTTCAAATTGTTCAACAGATATTCTACCCTCTTCCATTTTACCAACAAAAGGCTCAAGTATTGACATTATATCACTAAATGTTTGTGCAGCCGCTATTTGTAAATTATGAAAGTTGGCTGCATTCTTATCTGCTAGATCGGCTAACTTTTGTAGTGCCGCTTCTGCTTTACTAAAATCACCCGTTCTAAAAGCCTCTTCTAATACTTTAGGATCAATGTTTCTAAATGCTTTACCAAGTACATCCATACCGGCTGCGGTACGTTCAGCCCCTGGACCCATCTCTTTTAATGTTGCTAATGCTTTTGCAAGTAAATCTCTTTCACTTAAGTTACCTAAATCTTTAAATGTAATACCTACTTTTGCTAATGCTTTTTGTGCATCTTCACTACCATTTGCTGCCTTATCTACCTGTTGATAGAAGGCTGCAATCATTTTACTAGCATCTTCTGCTTTGCCGCCGGCTTGTTGTAGTGCTCCTTGGAATGAAGCAATTTCGCCAACTGCTAAACCAGTAGCGGCCGCTAAATCGCTAACCGCATCAGCCATACGTATTACATTAGTTATAAAGGCTGCAATGCCTATACCAGCAATAACATTGCCCATTCCACTTAAACTTTTATTCAAACGATCAACATTTTGTTGACCTTGTACATCCATTTGAATAACATATTTGTCTATTGTTGCCATTTACTGGTCCTCACTTTAATATTATACCTAATTTTTGTTTAACATACGCTCTAATATGATCTATTGTAGGTTTACTCATACCTTCTGGTGCCTGATCACTACCACGCATACCTTTAGTTGTCATATGACGACCTTTATCTAGTACATCAGCGTATGCATAATCTGCATCAATACCATTAGCCGTTTTACGAGTCTTGCGTTTAGCATTACCCGTACGTACTGGTGTTACATCAACAAACTTCTTATATGCTTCTTGTGTGATATTACTATCATTTAGTACACTTAAAACTTTATTTAAACGATTAGATATATTATTAGTTGCCACGTGCTTTCTCCATCATTGCTTTAAGTTCATCATCAGTAAATTGATATACTGTTGGATCAACTTTACCATTAGCTTTTTGCTGTTGAAAGTTTTCGTATGTAGCAAGTACATCAGATACCATTAGGTCATAGGTAGTAGCATTTTGTTCAACATGACTTGGTAACATTCCATACTTCTCTGCCATACGACCTATTGTTATCATTCTGGCTGTTCTCCAACTGTCGGGGTTGATGTCTTGCTCTGTGACTTTCCCAATATAGCCCCAATCTTATTGATTGCTGCCGCTGCAATATCTATGGGTAAATCTTGGTCATGCTTAATTGCTGGCTTACCCTGATCGTTTAATATAAGTTTTTTGATTATCTTATCTAGTTGTTCGTACTCACCATCACTACGTGCGTTAAAAAACTCAAAATATGTAGACAAACCTACAATATCATATGTATGAAATGTAATTGGTTCATTGTATTTGTCTAATAGTTC